ATGCCGAGCTGCGTCTGACGCAGCCGCGTCTGCTCGCCGTGGTATTTGCCGATCGCGTCGTTGGCGATGAGCTGCGCGTGACGCTTGGCGACTTGAAACTGCGCCTCGAGCTTGGCCGCTATCTCGTCGGGGCGCGCGCCCTCCTCGAGCTCGGCCATGACGAGCTTTTTGATGTCGGCGTAAGTCTCGTCGGTGAGGTTGCTCACACGCAGGATCGATGCCTCGGTGAAGGCCTCGAGAGACTCGGCGATGCCTGACTGCGGCAGGTGAGGATCAATGCCCGTCACGGCCTCGACTTGCCTGCGCAGCGTATTGTCGACGTTGACGCTGACGCCGACGGCGGCCTCGAGCGAGCCCGCGCGGATGTCGGGGATCTTGAAGTCAACCGGCAGCGTGACGGCAGCGCCGTCGATGAGCCCCGACGGCGTGTTAGGCGGCTGCTTTTCCGCGTCGGTGCGCGCTTGTCGCATCGACGCAAGCGCGTTGCGCTCGCCTCGGATGATGAGCACACCGCGCCGCGCGAGCTCGGGCAGCACCTCGGAGAGCACGCGGTCGTGCCCTAGCGCCATGACGCGCTGTCCGTGCTCGAGCGGCTCGAGCGGCGTGCCGAGCACGATCACAGCGTCGACGGGTGGGCGAGCCGAGCGAGGCGTGCGCGCGAGCACCTTGCGCAGCGCCCGGCTGACCGCGACGCCCTCGAAGATAGCCGGGCCCTCGAGCATGCGGTCGGCAAGCGCGTCGCTCGCCTGCGACCACCCGAGGTAGGCATAGTGGTCGGCGTGCACGACGGGCGCGCGCAGCATCGTTGCGAGCTGCTCGGAGAGCGTCGACTTGCCCGCACGAGGCGGGCCCACAATCGCGATGCGGGGCCCGTGGTAGCCGTTATCGAGCGCAGCGTCGGTGCGCTTGGGCTTGGCGTAGATGCGCGACCACGCGGCGAGGTGCGGGCGGATGGCGGCGCGCGCGGATGCGTAGATCGCGGTGACGTGCTCGACAAGCATGCGCGTGTAGCGCTCGAGCGCGGCCTCGGGGAAGGGCTCGGCGTGCGGGCGAGCTGCCGCCATGTTGCGCCGCTCGGCGCCGAGCATGCGCCGCTGCCGTTGGGCGAGGCGCGCACGGTTGCGGGCTCGGTCTGCGCTCGAGCGGGCTGCCATGCGTTAGCTCGGCTCGGGCGCGGGCTCGTCGGGCGGCGGCGGGTTGTCGGGCGGCAGCGCCCGCGGCTCGCTCGTGCCGCCCTGGCGCAGCCGCTCGAGCTCGGCCTCGATGTCGAGCTCGAGCATGGCCTCGCGCGCGTCGGTGTCTATCTCGTCGAGCTCGCCGGCCTGCGCGATGTTAAGTGCCGCTTCCTCGGGGCGGATGATGCGGGCGTTGACGAGCGAGACGAGCGCCTGCGCGCGCAGATTGAACGTCTCGGCGGCCTCTTTGGCGCTGGGCTGCCATAGCGGCGGATATTCGACCTCGAACTCGTCGAGGACTTGCCCCTTGGTCGGGCTGTCGTCTGCCGCCATCAAGACGCGTGTGAGCTGCTCGATGCGAGGGGTGAGGATCTTGGTGCGCTCTGAGCCGACTTTGTCGTACCAGTTGCGCACGTCACTCTCGCCGGTCGCGTTCATGCCGGCGGGCGAGCGCCCCCATAGGACAGTCGCCGGCATCTCAGCCGCGGCAGAGACGCGCAGCATGTAGCGGTCGAGCAAGTCGGGCATGCCCGTGAAGCTGGTCGCAACGCGCTCGAATGACTCGGCGTCGGCGTCGATGAGCAACGCTCGGCAGACGCTGCGCACGAGGTCCATAATCTGCACGCGCTTGCGCAGCTTTTCCTCGCCGTTGGCCGCGAGCAGCTGCAACAGATTCTTGACGCGGAACACGCCCTGCGACGCGTCGGTGAGCAGGTGCCCGACGCTCATCCACGCGCTTGAGCTCGCCTGCATGGCGTCGTATGCGCGCTGCAGCACGCTATCGTCGAAAAACTGCTCGCTCGCGGCGCCCCAACGCGAGGTCAGCACACCGCGGAACTGCAGGAGGCGAGACTCGTGCACGATGGCGTCGAGCTTTTCGTAGCTGCGCACAGTGACAGCCGAGCCGCGCGGTATGGCGAGCCGCATGAGCCGATAGCTTTCAACCTCGCCGAAACGCGGCGCGAGCGGCTCGTTGTAATACGTCTCGGGCTGCAGCTGCGTGCGACGGAGCACGGTGAGGTGCGAGAGGCGCACGACGCGGCCCAAGTCGAGCGGCTCGCGTGTGTCGAGCCCGTCATCGACGCCGAGCAGCACCGCGCCGAGCCCGTAGAGCCGAGCCCAACACCACGCTTGATGCAGCGCCGTGTCGGCGCCGAGCGCCTGCAGCGCGCTCGTGAGGTCTGCGCCGAGCGTCGCGCTGTTGTCCTCGTCTGCCGGCAGGGTGATGCAGAAGCCCGCGCGCAGTGCGTCGTCGGGCAGCTTCTCGACGATGCGGGCGGCGATGTCGTCGTCACTGTGCAGCGCCTCGAGCGTCGAGTCGCGCAGCGGCTGCCGTAGCTGCGGGGCGTGGTGCGTGAGCTTGTCGCGCAGACTGCCGAGCCCCGTGATCACGTTTTCCCAGCCGTCGAGCCGCTCGGTCATGGGGGCGCGTAGCGGGCGAGCGCTCGAGCTGTCTACGGGCTTAGAGTGAGATCTCGTCGAGCGCCTGCAGGTAACCCGACGCAATGCCCGCGGTGAGCCAGCGCAAAGCCTGGCTCTGCGCGTCGACGCGGTCGTTGGCAGCCCCGCGCGGGAAGCGTTTATGCTCGAGCACCCAGTCTTCGATCCATGGGGCGATGGTGTGGTGAGGCAGGTGAACCGAGCCCGACGCGAAGATGGGCTGCGTGCTGTAGGCCCTCGCGATCTTGCTGCCCTCGGGCTCGATGGGAATGATGCCCGGGATGCGGTTGCGCAAAACGTCCATTACGGCCGGACCGTTGGCTTTGTCCTCGATGAGCACGGCAGAGCACGCGGGCCACTTGCGGTAGAGCGTCTCGATGGCGGCGATGGTGCCGAGAAAGTCTAAGTGATCGCGCACCTCGTCGAGCAAGTAGAAGCGCGGCGCGAGATAGGCCCATGCTTGGCCCGCGACGTATGAGCTCGTCTCGTCAGCTTTGAACGCACAGTCAAACGTGAGCACGATGAGCGCCGCGTCGAGGCGCGGCAGCACGTGGTATCTGTGCTGCATCCACTCGTCGCGATAGATTGCGCCGCCCTCGGGGATGGGGTCTTGCTGGTCTTGGGCGCTCCAACCTTCAGGACCAAACTCGCGCTTTCGTCGCGCGACCTCGACGTCAGACCATCGAGCAGCGCACAGCAGCTCGCCGTCGGACTTGCGCGGGTCGAGCCACCCGAGGGGCGTGGCGGCGCGCGTCGCCTTGCGGCTGTAGACCATCGGGATAGACAGCACTGCGTAATCCTGCTCGGCGGCCTCGCCCGCGAGGTCGCGGTCGTGCAGGCGTTGCATGATGATGGTGCGGGTGTTAGTCGGGCCCGGCAGCACGCGCGAGGCCATCGTTTCCCACCACCACATACGGCAGCGCGCGAGCGCGAGCGTGCTGTGCGCGTCGATGGGCTTGATGGGGTCATCGACGATCTGACGGTGGCAGTGAAAGCCTGTAGGCGAGCCGCCGACGCTGACACTCTGCCGTATGCCGCCCTTATCATTCTCGAAGCGATCGGCGAGCCACGCGCGGCGGTTGGGCTGCCACACGTCGCCGTAGAGCTCGCGATACCACATTTGTTCTACGAGCAGCCTGCAGCGCAGCGAGTCACGCACCGCGAGCGTGTCGGCGTAGGCCGAAAACTGCCACTGTATACCGGGGCGCAGCGTCCACTCCCACGCGGGCCAGAGCACGCAAACGGTCGTGCTTTTCGAGCTGCCCGGCGGCACGTTGATGCAGAGTCGAGGCAGCTGCCCCTCGCTCTGAGCGGTGAGGTGCTCGCAGATGGCCCCCACATGCCAGTTGTCGACAAATGCGGCGTTAGGTACCACCAAAGGCCACGCAGCCCGCACGAAGTCGTGCAGCTTGACGGGGCGATCGCGCACGCGCCTATGCAGCTCATGGCGGCGGGCACGTTCCGCCATGAGCCGCTCGAGATAGCGGTTGTCCTCGATGCGCGCAGCCACGGCTTAGCCGTTGCGTGCGCCGGGGTCTGCGAAGCCGAGTCTGATGCCCCATAGTACAGAGCCCGGGGCGAGCTTGACGAGCACGCTGTAGCGGCTCTCGCCGTTGATCACGAGCAGCCCGGTAAAGGTCGCGCTTGTGAGATACACGTCTGACGCGGTGAAACCTGGCAAGTCGATGTCAGCGCCGATCTGACTGTAGGTGCTTGCGGGTGGCGGCTGCGGGTTTGTGGCTCCCATGGCGCGGGGCCACCACACGAGCTTTGCTTGGTTGTAGACGGTGGGCCCGAATGCGCGCCACGTGATTTCGAGAGTAACTTTCTGCGTGCCGCGCGGCACAGCGACGGGGTACTCAACCCAGACGGAGTTGGTGGCGTGCGTGTTGCCGACGCAGCCCTGGCTGCCGTAGATGGTGAGCGAGCCGAGCGGCTCGGGCGGTGACACGTTCCAATGAATCGGGCGCATGATGTCGAGCTGCAGGTGCCGCATAGGGATCGCGGCTGCCGCTAACTCGTACTCGATATCGATGGGGCCCGTGAGGTGCAGCTCCGTCTCGATTTTCACGTCTTTGAACGAGCCGTTGATGGTCGAGGTGACGGTTTCGCATGTGATGTTTTTCCCGGTTAGGACTGCCGAGAAGTTGCCGGATGTCGCTATCACCGACGTCGCGTTGAGCGTCGTGACGTTGATGGTGTCGAATGCGCCCGACGCCCATGCCGAGTCGTTCCAGCTTGCCGGGCTCGCGGCGTGCGTGAGCACCTCGAGCGCGTTGACGGTGTTGATCGCGATGGCCTGCGCCACGGCGGCGCTATTCTGTGCCCACTGCGTGCCGTTCCAGCTGGCGTTATAAACCAGCATGAGCTTGCGCGTAGCGCTGCCGCCTACGTAGAGACTTGCGAACACGGTAGGCGAGGTGGTCGGGAAGCGCGCGACGAGGCGGTATGCGCCGTTGGGCACGCTCGTCGCAGCTAGTAGCGGCACGATGTCAGCGGCGGCGCTCGATTGAGCGAAGCGCAGCGCGAGGTCGGCGGTGGCCTCGCCGAGGATCACAGCGTTTAGAAACGTCAACCACTCGCCAGTGGCATACTGCAGATGGTTCCACCACTCGGCGGGCGGCGGCTCGTCGACAATCCAGCCTAGCGCGCGCTTGCCTGTTGGCGGCTCGAGCTTGGTGCCGGTGGTTGCCCACGTGGGGATCGTGACTGTTGGTCTAGGCATGCGGTGATGGTCCTTGTGTGCCGGGTGCGTCGGTGGTCGGTGAGGGTTGCGGGTCGGTGAGCGCGTCGGGCGCGCGCGTGAATCCGTACTTAGCGATGGCCGCGTCGAGCTCGGCGTCGCTCATGTCAGAGGGGCCCTTAGTGACAGTGACAGTCTGCTTTTGCCGGTAGCGCTGCGGAAAGCGCCGCTCGAGATACCAAGCGCCCGCGCGCCAATCCTCGAGCGAGGCCGACGTGACGCGCTGCACGACGCTCGCCTCTGCTCGAGCAAGCGAGGCCTGCATGTCATCCCAGAACGTGGCAAACGGTTGCTCGCCGGCCTGACCGCGCTTGCGCCACTCGTAGTAGGTCGAGCGGTTGATTGACTCGGCCTGGCATGCGGTGGCGATGGGCACGCCGACGGCGACCATGGCGCAGAGGCGCTCATGCAGCACGCGGTTATACACGACGCGCCGATCTGACTGTTGCAGTGTCATGTCGGGGATGTTGACGCCGCGCCCTGCGAGGTCGCCGAGCACCACTGCGCGCTCGTAAAGCTCGACAGTCGGGCGAGCTCGTTTCTTGGGCTTGTCTGTTTCGCGCGCGCGCGGGCGCGAGCGCCGGGTTTTGCTGCTGATGGCTGCTTTTTTGGGTGCAGGTCGTGTGCGCTGCTTGGGCGGCATAGACAGTCAAACAGGGTGTGTTAGTAGGTTGGGCCCCGCGTCGCCGAGCGGCGGCACGCGTCGCACTGCGTCGAGTGCCGGCTGCGCCACTTGCTCGAGCTCATCTCGCGCACGGTTCCGCAACGGCAGTGCACTACAAACCAGTTTTCGGGGCCCGCGCTGCGCTGCCTCACAAACGCACTGACTATCGTCCAAGCTGTCGCCATGGGGTCGGGCAGGCGCGACGGCGGCGCGGACGGCAAGCACGCGCTGCACAGCCCCCCATAGCGGCGCAGCGGCGGCAGTAGAGCCCCGCAGCGGCAGTGCGTCGGTGTGTCCGGGATCGGCTTGGGAGACGCCACGGCGAGCGCCTCATGAGGTAATGCGGCACTTGGTGCGCGCGTGCAGGATGCCGCTCGTTGACGCGACGTGGCCTAGACAGATGGCCGCGGCGGCGTCGTTGGTGAGCGGCGTGATGGGCAGCCGCGCCCGCTCTAAGAGCCCGTAGGCTGCGCGCAGCTCGAGCCGCCGCGCGTCCTCGCGCTTGAGTGTGCCGAGCCCAAAGCAGCGCGAGCGCCACTCTGCCGCGGTGTACTCGATTACGTGGTGCGCGGGCCCGCCGCTGTAGCGCCACGCAGCGCGCCACACAGCGACGTGCTCGCGCAGACGTACGACGGAGCTGAGCGGCCCGCCGTAGGGCACCTCGAGCGCGAGCGCGAGCGGCAGCCCGAGCTGCTCGGCGAGGTCGCGCGTCGAGCGCATGAGCACGTGCCGGTGCTCGTCGGCGTCGATGTCGAGCTCGCCGTAGTCGTGGAGCTTGCCGCGCGTGTAGCGGGCGGTGCCCGACGTACTCGCGACGTCGACGGCGAGCAGCACGAGCTCGAGCGGGCGAGGGGTGGGGAAGTCGCGCGGCTCGGAGCGCTTGAAGTGCAGCCCCCGACGCGAGGTGCGCGAGGGGCGCAGGAACGGCAGCAGGCGTGCAGTCATGGTCGGCTCACGGGGGCAGGGGTTGGGCGGGGCGGGGCGTTGGGCGGGGCGCTGGGCGCGTAGAAACAGCCGCACGGGTTGCAGACTGAGAGCGTGCCGAGCTCGTCGGCGCGCTGGACGTCGACGTAGAGGCAGCGGCGGCAGCGCGCGCAGACGCGGTCGAGGTCGGGGCAGCTGTGCGCGACGCGCATGGCGACGCGCTGCCCGCTGCGCAGGAGGCAACGCGGGCACACGCGGCTCACGGCTTGTCTCGCAAGTTGGGGCCCGCGACAGTGCGCTGCAGCGCGAGCTCGTCGAGCAGCGAGCCGAGCGCGCCGTGCGCGTAGGTGGTCTTGAGCTGCCCTTGCGAGACGTAGCTCGTGACGAGCGTGTCGCGCGACGCGCGCGCCTCGAGCAGCTCGCGCAGCGCGAGCGACACTTGCGCATGGTGGCGGGTTTCCTCGCCGCCGAGCCCGTCGACGATGAGCAGCGGCGCCTGCGCGAGACGTTGCCAGCGCGCGCCCTCGTCGCCGTATAGCGTGCCGTGCGCCTGCAGGAGCGCGCGCGGGGTCGCCCATAGACTCGCGGGGTGCTCGAGCGCGAGCGCGGCGCCTGCAACGGTCTTGCCCGAGCCGACGCTCGCGCACAGCACGAGCACGCGGCGCCGCTCGGGGTCGCGGTACCAGTCACGCACGGCATCGAGCGGCAAGCTGCGGGGCAGCTGCTCGGCAGCGAGCAGCTCGAGCACACGAGGCGTGAGCCCGACGCCGAGCTGCTCGAGCTGCCGGCGGCGAGCGAGCTTGCGGTCGCGAGCTCGGGCGACGGGGTCGGGGGGCGGCCCGGGTGGGCTCGGCGGTCGCTGCCCGCCGCTGGCGACCACGCGGGCGCACTGCTCGATGACCTCACGCAGCCGCTGCTTGGCGGTCGGCATGAGCGATGCGACAGAGGCCGGCGGGGCGTCGCGGCGCGAGGTCATAACACGGCCTCTGCCGCGAGCTCGGCGGCGGTAGCGGGTCGCAGCGGCGCGGGGCGGCCGGGCTGCTCGAGCGGCTTAGCTCGCCCGCTGGGCGGCTCGCCCGCGAGATAGTCGGGCCAATACCGCAGCACGTGCCCGGCGGTGTAGTAGCGCGACGCCTGCACGTCGGGGCGAGCGCGCACGAGCCGCGTGATGGTGGCTGCGACGCGGGCGAGGTCGCGCGGCGGTTTGCGCCCGAGCTCGGCATAGGCGTTGCGCTCGTGGTGCGTGCTCGGGTAGGGCGCGGGGCGCGTAAACAGGGTCTGACAAAGCAGGTCGAGCCACGTACGCCCGCGGTCGATGTCGACGTCGTGCGCCGCTGCAGCGGTGGGCAGGGGCGCGACGCGGGCGTGACTGTGCGCGTGACCGGGGGCGTGACTGGCTGCGTGACTGGCTGCGTGACTGTCGGTGTGACTTAGTGTGTGACTGTCACGCCCTGACGGCGTCTCGTTTGCTTGATTCTGCTCGACGTGGTCTAGCGCCGAGCTGGGGCGATCGCGGGCTGCGTCTGCGCGAGCGTCGCGGGCTCGAGCTCGGGCACGCGAGCGGCGCTTGCGGGCGGCTGCGGGCGTCTCTTGCGTGCGCCAATAGCCGAGCAGAGCTACGCCGCCGCCCGGCAGCGGGGCGATCTCGCCGATGGCCTGCAGGCGCTCGAGCCCGCGTTTGGTCTGACGCGTGGTGAGCCCGGCTGCTGCTGCAATCTGACGGACGCTGAGCGGTGCGCCGTTGCACCACGCAATGGGCACGGGCTCGTGCTGCTCGTTGGGCGTGACAGTCACGCAAGCGTCGCGCGTGACTGTCACGGTTGCAGTGCGCGCGACGCTCGCAGCGCGCATGCGCTGGGCGTGCAGGCGGGCGAGGTGTAAGAGCGCGGTTAGGAGCGCTCGCCCGAGTCCGTCGAGCGGCGAGTCGGGCCCATAGTACGTGTCGTGTACTTTGACGTAGTCGTGCATAGGGGAGTGAGCTCGAGCGGCGAGCCCCGACAACGCGAGCGAGCAGCGGCGCGCACGCGCAGCGAGGCGTGCGGCGTTAGGTGGCAGCGAGCAGCTCGCGCTCGCGCTCGCGGCGGCGGCGCTTGCACACGCGATAGATCGCATCGACGGACACTGCGTGTTCCGTGGCCTCTGCGATGCTGCGCGCCGTCGAGCGGTGCGGGTAGCTCGAGCCCGCTGCGATGCGTCGCAGCGTCGAGCACGCGATGCCGGTGTGGCCATGCAGTCGCGAGATGCTTCCCAGTCCGTTGGCGTCGAACCATTCGCGGAGCGTCATAGACCGCCGAGCCTACGGGCTCGCCGAGCAAACGCACAAGCTTCTATCCACACCTAACAGTTAGATATACAGCGAGCGCACGCTCGAGCGTCCGCTGCGCACATGTAGGCGCCGCCATGGGTGGCGGCGTGACTAGTCGTTTTTGACGTGCTGTAGCCTGCGCTGGCTAGCCTTAGAGCGTTTAGTCGGGCATAACCTGTTGACCTACGACGCGCGGGCGGTCTATCCGCTCGAGCAGATGCTGCAACGCTCGTGCAAGGGGCTCGCTCATGGCGCTACGGCTTAGAATCTCAGACCTCGAAGCACCTACACCCGACGACCCGATGGGCGAGCCGACGCTGCAGCGCCGCATATGGGCGGCGTACATGAGCCGGGGGTTTAGTCGGCACAAGTTTGCGCGCTCGTTGGGCGTGCACGGCTCGACGGTGGTGACGTGGTGCACGGGTGAGCGTGATCCCGACTTGCGGCAGCTGATCGCGGTCGCGCTGCTGCTTGACTATCCGCTCGAGCAGGTTGTCTTCGGGCGGCCCGGGCAGGCGGGCGCGCGGGCGGTGGTCGAGGGGCGAGTGCCGCCGAGCGACGAGACGCTGCGCGCTGTGGTGCGCTCGTTTGTGGTGCTGATCGGCAGCTCGACGGTTTACGGCTCGTCGATGGTGCCGCCGCGTCTCGCGCACATTGCCGCCGAGCGTTGGTCAGGCGGCGACGATGCCGACGCATCGACGGGGCTCGGCAAGATGCCGCTCGACGTGGCGATGGCCCACTCGTTGCTCGCGCTGCGGCGGG